CTGGCCGCGCCATAGTAGCCGGTCGCGCTGGCCGCGCCATAGTAGCCGGTCGCGCTGGCCGCGCCATAGTCGCCGGTCGCGCTGGCCGCGCCATAGTAGCCGGTCGCGCTGGCCGCGCCATAGTAGCCGGTCGCGCTGGCCGCGCCATAGTCGCCGGTCGCGCTGGCCGCGCCATAGTTGCCGGTCGCGCTGGCCGCGCCATAGTAGCCGGTCGCGCTGGCCGCGCCATAGTCGCCGGTCGCGCTGGCCGCGCCATAGTAGCCGGTCGCGCTGGCCGCGCCTTGGTAGCCGGTCGCGCTGGCCGCGCCTTGGTAGCCGGTCGCGCTGGCCGCGCCTTGGTCGCCGGTCGCGCTGGCCGCGCCATAGTTGCCGGTCGCGCTGGCCGCGCCATAGTTGCCGGTCGCGCTGGCCGCGCCATAGTTGCCGGTCGCGTGGTTCTCATCGCTTTTGATGGCCCGCTCCCAGACCCACTCCCATGCGCGCTTCACAAGGTCGCCGACACCAATCTCGACATTCACCGTCAGGATGGTGCTGGCAGCATTGTCGCTTTCGGCTCGGCAGATGCTTCCCATCTGCCCCACCTCGAAAAATCGCGACCCGGCGGGCGAGTAGAAGCTGAAAACGGTGAGCGGATGCAGATCGGTCGGGCAGGCGTGGAAGCCGTTTTTGCAGCATTTCGCCTTGCCTTCTGCGGTATAGGTCTGGCCAAGGGCGAACTGATAGCCGCGACAGGTCATGTCGGCGTTCATACCTTTGATCGATACGATGGCGGTCTCTTCACTCACGCAGTTTCTCCCATGCTCCCGTCCATCGCGGCGGCAATCTGCGCGGCAATGATGCGGACCTCTTCAATTTCGTAGATGTTCCGGGCGCAGTACGGCTCGCGGCAGACCGCATCGATTGCGTTCTCGACGCTCACCCCTACCCCAGCATCTCCCGCAAGACGGTAGCGCTCATTGTCCTGAAGCAGCGGCTCCAGCACCTCAGCCTTGATCGACGCGAGGCGACGGACGCGCTCATCCTCGTCGTCATACGCCCGCCATTCGACCCGATAGCGGATGCCCTGATGCGTGTAGCGAATATCCGCAGGCTCATTCTCCGCGCAGTCCGCAAGAAGCGCGAGGGCTTCGGGGATCAGGTACCATGGGGTGATTATCTCGGTCATCGGAACCTCGTTGGTTGATGACCTAGGGATAGACGGATAAATCCTACTAGTCAACATTTAGTTGGATTTATCTTACATTAATTTCCAACTCCGCCTTCCCCCTCCCGAATCGCCGTGCTATCCCCCGGCTATGCCCAACCCATCAGGACTCCCCATCCCGCCCGCGTTCGGGCAGACTTGCCGCATTCTGGAATCAGTGGGGCGGCAGATTATGGATTTTGGGTTCGGCGGACTTGTCGAGAAATTCGAGGAGCATCTTGGAGAGATACCCACCAGAATAATTCTCATAGCGATCGGCGGCGCTACCATCGTCGCCTGCGTCAACATTATGCTGACGCAGGCTGTTATTCCGCTCTACAATTGGGCTATCACGCTATTCGCGGATGCTTCCTCCGGCGCACTAAAATCGGTTCTGAATTCATTGGGCTCGTTTATCGGGGGTACCATGGGCATAGTCGGCGCATTTTATGTCATGCGGCCTTGGATTCGGAGGCGATACGCAGAATTAGAAGGCGGTGCGCAACAGCATCTGGCCGAGATGCGAGAGGCTCATGAGAGGATAATTAAGCAGATCGACGCTGCGAAGGCAGAGTTCATTAAAGAGGCTTCTGAAAACGAAGATGGATGAGCTGGATTCCATCTAAGCCCGGTGCATGCTATCGGGAGGGTGACGCGGCGGCCGGGAAGAACCGGCAGCGACGAGCCATAAGGCGAAGTTTCGGGGATCATGGGCGATGGCCCGTTCGGAACCGATGCCGGTATCAAGCCCGGCCCGCGTCAAAGAGGTTCCCGCTCTGCTTCGGCATCGGGCTTGGGTATGCGCTCCACCAATGTACAACGGGCGCCGAGAGGTACAGTCCTGCGACCGAGGCCAATCGTAGATTCTCGCAGGCGGAGCTGTCGGCAGGCGCAACCTGACACCGGCAGGCGGCAGACGAAATTGGTGAGTAGGTTGGCAAGCCTTGTTGCGTGGCGTAGCTGACCAAAAGCCAAGCCTGACAGCCGGAAAGACGGTGCTGCGTGTCGTTTCAGCGCAGAGGGGATGGGCGCGCCAACGCCGCGATCCCCGATACGGAAGTTAGTTCCGGGTACTAAGCGGACGCACCATGCGAACGCTTTGCACTCTCATGCGTTAGCGGTATCACCGTGTTTGCCATTGTGTTGGCAGCGATCGTTGCATATATGTTCTTGGGAGGGAGCTGCGATGGCCGTGTCAATAATGCAGGTTGCTCGCACGCTTGGCCAACTCAGCGGTTGGTCGCTGAGCAATCTAGAAATGCAAAAAATAGCCTATATCGCTGAGATGATGTATCTCGGTCGGACAGGCGCGCCATTAATCAATGAAGATTGGCAGGCTTGGGATTATGGCCCCGTTCAGCCCGCGCTTTACCATCGCGCCAAGGTCTACGGGACGTCGCCGGTGAAAGACATTTTCGATTATAGTATCCTATGCGGCGGCGAAGAATTGAGAGCTATCACTGACGCCTATAATGCCATGCGGCATATGTCGCCAGGTGCCATGGTCGCCGTCACTCATCGCCCAGGCGGCGCTTGGGCAGCGCATTATCGCGCTGGCCGACGAGGAATATCCATTCCTAAATCGGACATCCGACAGGAATATGGAACCCTGATTAATGACGGTTGAGGGGGATTCGGGAGCGCCTAAAGATCCATTTAAGGATGCAAAGCCGGGCAAAGAGGACGAGGCGCTGGCCGCTCTCCAGAACGAAATTCAGGACATCAAGAATGATAGGAACGAGGAGCGCTTTCTTCTTGTGACCATCATAATCGTTCTAGTGGATGCCCTCATATTCGCTCACATGGAAAATTGGGCTGGGGCGATCGTTATCGGCGTCATCGAGATATTCGCTATCGCGGTTCTAGCGAGGCGGTGGCGGATCGAAGAAATTCCGCAAATTCTTTCAAAATTCCTCGATAGAACGGCAGACAAAATCAATCCACGGGATTCCGGCTGAGACAGCTAACACCCCCTCCCGCCCGTATTCCATTTAGCAACATAAACCGCCATCTTGCGCCTTATCTGAACACAGGAATGGATCATTCCACTGGCAGGATCACCCCTCGATCGCCGCCCCAATCATCGCTCGGTAAATTCCGACGAAATCCCCGGCGCCGATCTGCTTTGCCTTGTCCGCCGCTGCCGACACCATCGCCATGTCGGGCTCGGTGATCGCTTCCAGCAGGGCGCGGGCTTGTGGGAGGTAGCTCTCCCACATTGGCCGTCCCTCGAACTGGATGTTCTCGGGGTGGCCTTCGAAGCAGCATAGTGCGCGGGCGGCTCGTTCCAGGGCGGGTTTCATGGGCTATCTCGCTAAAGCCTTGTCCAGCTTCCCATCTATCTGGTCGATCTTCTTTTCGACATTGCCTATGCGCGTATCGAGAACCTTGATATCACCCCTGATCTCGGCAGTCGTGGATTCGACTGCTGCCAATCGATCACGGACAGCGCTATCTTGGTTCCCGACATGCAGATACAGGCCGCCAATCATCCCAGCCAATATCAAAAAGGAAGCGATCAGGCCATATTCCAGCCTTGTAACTCGGCCCAACAGGTCGGACATACCGCGATCTCCATCACCCCAGTCTCGCCCGGAATCCGCAGGCGGCGGGAGGTTGCCTCCGCCCGAATATGCGACACGCGCCAATTCTTCGCCAGCAGTTTCTTGCGCGGCGCCCGTCACCATATGCTCAACGCGGAGTTTTTGATAAAGCTCACTTCTGGGCATTCTCATAGTCCACCAAGGCCTGCAAGAAGGCGATCACGGAAGGAAGTGAGGACGATGGTATCCCGAGGGAAACCACCGGCTGGTATTTGGGCATCATAGCTCCCGGCTCTTCGTTGAAGGCCACTTCCCCGAAAATGACGCGATAGACGCCATTCGCAACGGAGTGCCCCAGAACGCCATCAACGAGGTGCGTCGGCACTCGGTTGGTCCAGTCCGTCCTTATCTGTGGCGCTTCATAATCCTGCATCAGATATCCCCCTCTCCCACATCAGAAACTAAGCCCAGCCTGCGCTCAATGCCACCCCAAGCGCGACTATCCCCCGCTTCATAAGCCCCTCACCCCAACAAATCTGCCAACGTTAACACCCGATGAGTTCTAACGACATCCGCTGAGGACACCTTAAAGGTGATGTCAGGATTGAATTGACGGAGTTCGACATAGCTGCCTGAGCGACGGACAAGGCGCTTGATGAGAACCCGGCGCGCGGCCATGCCGTCATCCTCAAAATCAGCCTCTCCATTCATCCTAAGATAGACAACAACATCATCCCCTACGCGCGGAGGCCTCTTTGTTTCTACCAGAACAAGCGTCCCTTCGGGGTATACAGGATCCATTGAAGAGCCCTGCACATACAATCCATAAGCTTCCGCGTTCCCGTCAAGAATGACAGGTCGGCGCACATAATCGATCGTACTACCGCTGTTAAGACTGGTCTGTTCGATAGCCTCTCCGTCGATATCCAAATCACCTCCAAGCCCAGTCCCATAGATTGGCAAATCGCGAGGCATCCTTTCCAAGGACGCGCCTTCAAATTTAACAACGGTGGCGTTCGACTTCCTAGTGGCATCATCAGAAATGATAGCGAGATCCGCCTCTGTCCTGCCGATATAATCCAACAGTTTCTTTATGCTATCGGTTCTGCTGCTTCCGCCCTTAGTTTTAAGGTTGGTGAAAAACCCACGGTTTAACCCAGCTTCCTCCGCCCATCTCGTAGGAGAAAGTCCGTCAGGCTTTAGCGCCATGAGCCTTTCATAAAGGCCGCGCCCCTTCGAATCATCAGTTTCGTTCATGTATGATTTTTCCCATGCGGCGTCGTTCTGTACCAGCATGACCTTTCCAACTTGCATAGTAGGATATATCCGTCTATGTAGGATTTATGGTTACAACACTCCCATCCGACGCGGATATGCTCGCGAAAATCGAAGCATTCTGTGACAGGCACGGAATGTCTCCCACTACGTTCGGGCGCAAAGCCGTGGGGGACGGAAATTTCGTTACTGGCCTGCGCGGAAAGCGCTCCATGACACTGCGGACCGGCAAGCGAATTGTGGACTTCATGGCCCGATACGAAGCCCCCCACCGGGAGGCGCGGTGATGGAGGAGCATGACATCCGCCTTGCCTGCCTGAAGCTGGCGCATGAGATGGACGGCACGCCCGCTGAAGTGGTGGATCGCGCGAAGGTCTATGCCGATTTCGTGCTGGGGCTGCCCGCCAAAACGCCGCGTCAGATCATCGACGCGGCGCTGGAGGCTGCCAATGTCAGGTGAGGTTTTTCGGGTTTCCGCCGCCGGTAACGTACAGGCACTCGTAGTAGAGCTTGAGCCAATAAGTCCGGTCTTTTGCGATATCCTTTTCGCTAAGCGCGATGCGGCGCTGAAGCTCCAGCGCGACCTGCTCTTTCGTACTGGCAGCAGGCCAGTTCGTGACTTCAACCTTATCGGACATTCATCTTCCTTTCGTGGTGGTTTTGCACGACCCACGATGGCCGAAGCCGGGGCGGTGTCAAGCCGCCTCGGCGGAGGGCTGGCCGCATGACATGCTGCGCCTGCGCCTCCCCGGCTTACCTCTGCGACTGCAACCAGATTTATGCGCTGGGCATAATCCCCCCGCCTGCGCGTAACGGGGCCGATGCGTCTCCCAGCGTCGGCCCCGACCCTTTTCCGAATCGTCATGGCGCGCGCCGTACCACGCGGCCTTTTTTGCGGCCAAGCGCGCTAACCACACCTGTCAACACTTTGTATCAAAAGGGGATTTCTAATGAATGACATCCTTCTTGTTCTGCTTGGCGCTGGCGCGGCGATACCGCTCACGCTGTGGCGGATATTCGGTCAGGAAAAATCGCATCAGCGCCTGGCTAAGGACTATGCATCCGCGCTGGCGCACAAAGGGCGCGAGGTTCAGTACCTGAGCGCGAAGGTCGTAGGTCTTGAGCGGGAACTCAGGAAGGTGATGCAGCCGCGCGATGCGCGCGGGCGGTTCGTGAAGGCCCCAGAATGATGGGCCTCACCCCTCGCCAGTTCGAGTTACTGGAGTTCATCCGCTCCACCTGGGAGAAATCCGGGCGCGCGCCGCTGATCCACGAGATGATGGACCATCAGGACACCCGGTCGATCAACAGCATTCAGCGCCGCCTGAGGGCCTTGGAGGATCGCGGGCTCATCCGGAAGTGCGCGGAACATGGCGGGCATCGGTGGGAGGTGTGCGAGTGAGCGACCACACCCAATGGCAGCGCCAGACCGCGCTCAACAAATACCGGCGCGACCGTGAGCTTGCCGAGCAGACAGGCGCGCCCGTGCATCATGAGGCGCTGGTCCGCAATGCAGCCGCTTATGTCGGCGCGACGCCCGGCGAGGTCCGGGACTGGGTGCGCGGCCTATGATGGAGCTTCGCCCTTATCAGACTGCCCTTCTCGATGACGCCCGCACAGCATTCAAGACCGGCAAACGCGCCGTTCTCATCCAGCTTCCGACCGGCGGCGGCAAGACCGTTTCCGGCTCGCATATGATCGGCGGCAGCAGCAGACGCGGCAAAGTGTGCTGGTGGCTCTCTCATCGCCGCGAGCTTATCGCGCAGACGAGCCGCACCTTTTCGGCGGTTGGCATCCCGCATGGCATCATCGCAGGCGGCCACAGCAGCGATCCGCACAAGCTGGCGCAAATCGGTTCCGTTCAGACGGTCGCCCGCCGCCTCGACAGGCTGGCACCGCCCGACCTCATTATCTTCGACGAGTGTCATCATCTCGGCGCGGCGCAATGGGAAAGAATCTTCAGCGCCTTCCCTGACGCCAGGATCGTCGGTTTGACAGCGACACCATGGCGGCTCGATGGCAAGGGCCTTGGGCGCTGGTTCGGCGCGATGGTTAACGGTCCATCCGTCTCCGACCTCATCGAGAACGGGTCGCTCTCGCGCTATCGCCTGTTCGCGCCGACGCAGGTCGATGCCAGCGCGATCAAGATGCAGGCTGGGGATTACAAAAAGGATGACCTTGCCTCGTTGATGGATCGGCCGTCGATCACCGGCGACGCGGTTCAGCATTATCGCAAGCTATGCGCTGGCAAACGCGCGGTCGCGTTCGCGGTCAATATCGAGCATAGCCGCCATATCGTCGATCAGTTCCGCGCCAATGGCGTACCAGCCGAGCATGTCGATGGCACGATGGATAGCGCCAGTCGCGATGCCGCGATCCAGCGCTTTATTGCGGGCGAAACACTCATCCTGTCCAACTGTGAGCTTTTCGGGGAAGGCTTCGACGTCCCGGCGATCGAGGCCGCCATCCTTCTCCGGCCCACGAAATCACTTTCCCTCCATCTCCAGCAGGTTGGGCGCGCACTTCGCCCTGCGCCGGGTAAGACCGAGGCCATCATTCTCGATCATGCGGGCAACAGCCTGATCCATGGCCTGCCGGACGATGACCGGGAGTGGAGCCTTGAAGATAGGGCGAAGCGCAAGGCGGGAGAGAAATCGACCATCGCCATCAAGTCCTGCCCGTCCTGTTTCCACATCCATCGCCCTGCGCCTACCTGTCCGCAGTGCGGCCATGCTTATGTCGCTGCCGTACGCGAGATCGAAACCCGCGATGGCGAGTTGCAGGAGGTCGATCAGGAGGCGATCCGTCGCCAGAAAAAGGCAGAGGTGAGCAACGCCCGGTCGCGCGAGGCGCTCGAAGCGATCGCAAGGCAGCGCGGTTACAAGCCTGGCTGGGTCGATAATATCCTGCGCGCCCGCCAGTCCTACAGCACCGGGAGGGCGTGGGCATGACGCATTCAGACCTCGTCCGGCAAATCCTGCTCGCCATCAGCCCGTTTGGCATGGCTTGGCCTAACCAGACCGGCGCGCTCAAGGATCAGACCGGGCGCCTTGTCCGCTTCGGCCTATCCGGCTCGTCCGACATCATCGCGGTCATAAAGGGCCGGTTCGTCGGGATCGAGGCCAAGGTGGGCAGGGATCGTCAACGCCAGAACCAAGCCAATTTCGCCGCGGCTGTCCAAAAGGCAGGCGGCCTCTACATTCTCGCGCGCTCGGTCGATGACGTGATGAACGCTCTCGCGCTGGAGGGCTTGGCATGAGGCAGCGCGATTATCTCTTTGCTGGCGATGCACACCGCAGCGCTTGCGGGGCTATCCTGGGGCAGCTAGCGGCTGCCGCGAAGGATATCGCCGCGTTGACCCTTGACCAGATCGAGGGCCGTGACGCGCTTGCTGTCCTGCGCATCTGGCGCAACAGCATGGCGGCCCTGCACAGGATGACCGAGGAGGTCTCCCCTTCCTCCATCTGGCGCAGCGCCAAGCTCAACGAGCTGACGCGGGACACGCGGAAAGTCATTCGCTGGAAAGCGCGCGCGCTTGGCGTCAACCCGGAGAGCCAGAATATCGATATCGCCGTCTCCGGCATGGCTCCCTACCATGACGGCGAAAAATGGCTGCTCGCCATCGCTCTCCCGGCCCCGGAGCCGATGAACCACAACCCGGATTATGAGCCGGACGACCTGATCCTACTCGATCCCGCAACCGGCAACGCCTCGGTCCATGGCGATGCCTCCAGCCTCCTTTTTCTCCCGATGGAAACCGACCGCTTCACCGTCCACGCCTGCGCCAAGACATGGGCGCGGGAATTTGCGACAGCGCGGGTCGAGTGGCTTTATTCCAAGTTCAACGCGCAGAAGATCGCCAATATCACGCCGATCTGGACGGGGCTTCCGCCTTCGGCGCTGTTGATCGGCGATATCAGCAAGGTTCGCTGGCCTCGTGGCGCCGTCATCGAAGCAGGCAAAGGCATAGAAGCGCGTAAGCTGCAATTTGCAATCTATGACCAGAGCCGAACAAGCCGGGTCCATCAGCCGCAGAATATCGGGAGGGTGGCATGATGGCCGAAATCATAGATCTGAACGCCTGGAGGCATAACCTCCAGATGGGGGACAAGGGGCCAAAGCGTAACCTGACCAACACCATCGCCCATCTGCGCGGCCTTCAAGGCCTAGGTGCCAATCTGCGTTTCAACGAGATGACACAGCAATGTGAGTGGCAGGGTAAGCCGATCGAAGACCCGGATGTCGTCGACATTCGCCTCATTATCGAGCGTGCTAACTATCAGCCGCAGGATCGCGACGTGCGCCCGGCAATCGATCGGGTTTGCAGGGAGAACAGCTACAATCCCGTCACCGACTATCTGCGAGGCCTGAAATGGGACGGCACCCATCGCCTTGATCGCTGGCTACAAATCCTTCTCGGCGCGCCGGACACGCCTTTCGTCCGCATGGTGGGGCCTAAGGTTCTCATCAGCGCCGTCGCGAGGGCGATGCAGCCGGGTTGCAAGGTAGACACCATCATGGTGCTGGAAGGGCCGCAGGGGCTTCGCAAGTCCAGCGCGATCGCCGCGCTGTTCGGTGAGGATTATACAGCCGAGTCCGTCTCGCTGTTCGACCAGCACAACAAGATGGTCATGCAGATGATGGGCGCATGGTGCGTCGAGCTGGCGGAGTTCGTCGCTGTCGTGCGCAAGGAGCAGAACGGCGTCAAGGGCCTCATCTCCATGCGCTCCGACCGCGTGGTGCTGCCCTATGCGAAATCCGCCAGCACCCACCCGCGCCGCTGCATATTCTTCGGCACGATCAACCCGGATGAGGTCGGCTATCTTTCCGACAGCACCGGCAACCGGCGATACTGGCCTGTCCCCTGCACCGCGATCGATCTGGACGGCATCCGCGAGAAACGTGACCAGCTATGGGCAGAAGCGATGGAAGCCTATCGTAATGGCGCTCGGTGGTGGCTTGAGGGCGATGAGAACCATCTAGCCGAGGTCGAGACGGCAGACCGGCAAGAGGGGGATGCATGGGCGCCGATCCTTGAGGACAAACTATGTGGCCGGGGTGAGGTCACGACCAATGAGGCTCTTACCGAGCTTGGGATACCACACGAACGCAAGGACAGGCGAGCGCAGATGCGTGCGGCCGCTGCTCTTAAGGAGATCGGGTTCAGCAAGATCAAGGTTCGAGCAGGGCCTGAGAGCAGGCCGATATGGCTATGGAGACGGCCATGATCCAACCTCGTTCCTACCTGTGTTCCTACCTGTGTTCCTACCTAGGTTTGTTCCAACCTGAGGTTGGAACACGCGCAATTAAATTACAAGGAAAGACGTTCCCACCTACTCTGTTCCGACCCTGTTCCAACCGAAAAACGGAGGTCGGAACAAGGTTGGAACACCAGCTTTTCCGCGCCTTTCACCCCCTTTGTTCCTACCTTCTTTCTAAAGAGAAAAGAAATATGAGGATAGAAAAACCACCGTATACGCGCGCGCGTGAGGAGATTGGAACAATAGCCCCCACCTCTCCCGCCCTCGCGATGGAGGTGGGGAATGGATAGCAGCGCAATCATCCAGTATTTTGAGAGGATCGGACGGGAGCGCGCGTTGACTGAGGAGGAAAGTCAGCAGCTTGAAAAAGCGATCAGGCGCGAAAGTGGCGGTGGAATCTATCAGCGATGGACATTAGACGAGCGCCGGGAGCTTGCGAAGGCGGCGAAGGTGCGGGGCGGTCTAAAAGCCTACGCAGAAAAAACTGGTCGCTCTTATGCGGCGTGCCAGTCTCAACTGTTCGAGATCAAGCGCCAGCGCCGTCTGCGTGGGATCGCGTTCAAAGGCCGGTTTTTCTATGATGGGGAGGTTGAGGCGTGAGTGAGATTGGGCGCCCGAGCAGTTATCGCGAGGAGTTCGCGCGGCAAGGTCAGATGCTGTGCGAGATGGGCGCGACCGATCAGGAGATCGCTGATTTCTTCGAGGTGGACGTTCGAACGATCTACCGCTGGAAACATGATCACGAGGACTTTTGTCAGGCCTTAAAGGTCGGCAAGGATATCGCGGACGATCGGGTAGAGCGCAGCCTGTATCAGCGCGCCATTGGTTATGAGCAGGATGAGGTAAAGATATTCATGCCTGCGAATGCGCCTGGGCCGGTCTATGCACCTTTCCGCGCTAAAGTCGCCCCTGATGTGACGGCTGCCATTTTCTGGCTGAAAAACCGGCGTAGAACTGAATGGCGCGACGTGAAATCTAACGAAATTAGTGGACCTAATGGTAAGCCGATCAAGCACGACCATGGTGTCGACCTGTCAGGCGCGCCTAACGAAGTCCTGCGATATTTGGCGGAGCAACGCATTGACGACGATAAGCGCTGAGTATGTCCGTGAGGCCCGCCGTGAACTGGCTCGACGGTCTTTTTCGGCATTCTGCAACATCATTGAAATCCCCGGCGCACCGATCGAGGATGACGAGGATGAGGATGGTTATGTCGCGCCATCAATCAATCGCCCCCTCGCCGCGCATCACACGCTCCTGTGCGAAAAGCTGGAGGCGATCGAGCGCGGCGATATCAGGCGGCTGATGGTCTTCATGCCGCCCGGCAGCGCGAAATCGACCTATGCCAGCGTGGTTTTCCCGACTTGGTTTATGGGTCGCGCGCGTCGGCGCAATGTCATTGTCGCGACCTATGCCAGCGATCTGGCAAGGAAGATTGGCCGACGAGCTCGATCTATTCTGAAGCAGCCGGTTTATCGTGAGGTGTTCGGTACAGGCCTGTCTCAGGAAGTCGGTGCTGCGGACGAATGGGCGCTAGAGAACGAAAACGAGTTCATGGGCGGCGGTATTTTGTCCGGTATCACCGGCAACCGCGCCGACCTGATCATCATTGATGACCCGATCAAGGGCCGCCAGGAAGCTGATAGCCAGACTATTCGCGATCGCACCAAGCAGGAGTATCAGGACAGCATTCTGACGCGTTTGAAGCCGGGGGGCCGCGTCGTGATTATCCAGACGCGCTGGCATGAAGATGACCTGTCCGGCTCGCTGCTGCCCGAGAGCTATGAGGGGCAGTCAGGCCCGGTGCTGTGCAATGACGGGCAGGTTTGGGAGATCATCAACCTTCCTGCCGAGGCGCGCCGGGATGACGATCCGCTGGGGCGGAAAATCGGGGAAATGCTTTGGCCGGAATGGTTCGATGAGAATCACTGGAAGGTCTATCGCGCCAATGCGCGCACATGGGCCGCGCTATACCAGCAGAACCCAGTGCCAGACGATGGAACCTATTTTCTTCGCGGCAGTTTCCGCCGCTTCGTTGACAGCGATTTGCCACCATCCCTGCGTTATTACGGGACGAGCGACTACGCTGTTTCGGAGGGTGAAGGAGACTATACGCGCCTGCGAATTTGGGGGATAGACAGTTCGGTGCCAGCCCGCATCTACATGGTGGACGGATGGGGAGGGCAGACCAGCTCGGACAGGTGGATCGAGGCGCAAATCGATCTGATCGCGCGCTATCGCCCGCAGGCGTGGTACGGCGAGGCGGGGGTTATCCAGAAAGCTGTCGAGCCTGCCCTGCGCCAACGAATGCGCGACCGCAGAGTATCTTGTCCGCTCGTGTGGATGCCGTCCAGCGTCGACAAGGCCGCTCGTGCCAGATCGGCACAGGCGATGGTGGCGGAAGGCCGGATTTACATTCGAGACGATCATGATGGCGATTGCTTCATCGATGAGTGCGTTGCGTTCCCGGCTGGGAAGTATGACGACGATGTGGACAATTTATCGCTGATTGGACGCGCCGCCGATCAGTTGCGCGCTCCGGAAAAGCCGAAGCCGAAAGTCGCCGCCCCCCGCACTCGCACCGCGTTCAACCGCTGAAAAGCATTAATCGCGCGATCATCCCGCCCTGCCGCATATCATGCGCATGGCCCATGATACCGCGCTCGAACAGGACAAACCCGAAGCTAGCGACAAGCTCCGAAAGGTGCATGAGCGCGCGCTTAAGCGCTTTGACGCGACCGCCCTGCCGCAACAGGAAATCCGCGCGGAAGCCCTGATTGCGCGCCGTTTTATCGCCATCCCCGGCGCGATGTGGGAGGGGCCATGGGGTGAGCAGTTCGAGAATTCCATCAAGGTGGAGATCGACAAGATCAGCCGGGGCGTGGAGAAGATCGAGACGGACTATCGCGAGAACCGCATAGCGCCGGATTTCCGGCCTGCGGGTGGCGACAGCGATCAGGAGACCGCCGATACGCTCGATGGCATCCACCGCGCCGATAATTATCACT